GAGCCATATTGATAGTGCGGTAAGCAGATATGACCAGCTGAACAATTTTCCCAGGGTGATGAATAATCTGGGGATAAGCTCCAAAGCAGCAAGCTCCGCGCTGAAGTCTCTGGACAAGGGTATAACCGGATTGCCAACTACTTTGGACGCGGCCACGCAGGGAGTTACGAGGTTTGTGAGTAAGAATGGTGACATAAAGAAATCTACGGATTACTTTCTTGCCATGAACAACGCGGTACTCGCAGGTGGAGCATCCGTAGAAAGCCAAGGTTATGCAGTAGAGCAGCTGTCCCAGGCATACGCCAAGGGCAAGATGGATATGGAAGAATGGAGATCCATACAGACTGCCATGCCGGCACAACTCAATCAGGTGGCCAAGGCTATGGGTATGACAGCAGATCAGCTCGGAGAAGGTCTTCGAAGCGGCACCATATCCATGGATGAGTTTATGGACACCATGGTGAAATTGAACAAAGAAGGCGTGGACGGGTTTGCGTCATTTGAAAAACAGGCGCTTACGGCTACAGGTGGTATAAAAACAGCGTTTACCAACATGAATACTGCCATAACACGAGGATTGGCAAATTGTATAGGCGCTATCGATGAAATGCTTAAAAAAAACGATCTTCCGACTATTGCAGAGATGATAAACAAAACGGGAGACGCTATTACAAAAGCATTCAAGAAGGCTGAAGGCGCCATAAAGAAGGTGAACTTGCGGGGCATTATTGACGGTCTCACACCGGCGTTTAAGGTCCTTAAAGGTGCGGCAGAGGCTGTGTGGCCGGTATTAAAGAGCGTTTTCAAATGGGCAAACAAGAACGCCGAAGGGCTGGCAAGCCTGATTCCACTCATCATTGCCGGTGCAGGGGCATTTAAGGCATATAAGAAAATAAAATCCTGGCTGGAACCGGCGACGGGCGCAACAAAGGTTTTTGACAAGTTGGGAAACAGCAGCAAGAAGGCAACAAAGCACACGAGATCCTTAAAAAGCGCTCTTGGCTCCCTCGCCAAAATGGCAGGAGTTGCCGCCATAATTGCATCGCTTGCCCTGCTGGCAAAGTCCCTGGAAGGGATAGCATCGCAGGGCGGAAAGGCAGTTGCTCCGCTGCTGGGATTTGCGGCGGCGGTAAGCAGTATAGCAGTGGTACTATCCAATGTTGGTAAACAGCTACAGACTAACACAACCGGAATCATAGCATTTTCTGCTGGTGTAGCTGGCATGGCGTTGGCAATGGCGCCTCTGGCAACGACCGGCCTTGAAGGTGCGGCGGCTATGGGGGCGTTCGGTCTTGTGGTAGCGGGACTTGCTGGAGTATTAGCTGGACTGGGTTCTAAGCTGCAGGCAAGCATAGGCGGCATTATAGCGTTCGGCGCAGCGGTAGCCGCTATGGCTCTGGCGATGGCACCTGTTGCGAACGCGGGAGCATCTGCATCGAAGAACATGATCACGTTCGGGATCGTAATTGCCGGCCTTGTGGCGGTATTTGCGATATTCGGCAGCGCATTGAACGCAGCTGTGATCCCGATGCTGGCATTCGGTGCGGCAATATTGATGATAGGTGTGGCGTTAAATCAGGCGACGCCATTTATACGAGCATTCAGTAATGGGCTAACAAAGGTTATTGATGCTGTGAGCGGCGGCGTGCAGGCGATCCTCGAAGGAACAGCTGATGTTATAAGCTCTATCGGCAGATCTGCAAAGAATGCAGGAAAAGGATTTGAGTCGGTTGCAAACGGCATAAAGACTATATCGGGACTGTCCCTGTGGGATATTGGAAAGTCCCTCACGGCTGTGGCTGTTGGCATGGGCGAGATATCGGCGAGTGGCAAAAACCTGCCGCAGGTCGCATCTGGCATGCAAGGGATTATGATGGCCATAACTATGGGCGCGGGCAGTCTGACGGTATTTAATGCGTCTATGTCTACCATGTCAAGTCTGATAACCGGCGTAGTGACGAACGTGAACGCCTTAAAGACTGCATTCAGCGGGTTCGTTATAACACCGCCGAACATAAGTCCGTTTATATCTGCTTTTGCCACAATAACGGCATCAGCGCAGCAGTTGATACCCGCGATGCGCACAGCAGGTGTCCAGGCGGGGACTGGGCTTGCTTCCGGACTTTCCGCAGGAGTAAGCAAAGCTCGCGCGGCGGTGAGCAGTAGTGTTGCACCTATAACGGCAGCGTTGAGTCCGATGCCGGCGAGATTTGCGTCGGCGGCGAAACAGGCAGGAAGCCAGTTTGCATCTGGTCTAAAGGGCAAGATGAAGGAGTCGGTAACGACTACCAAGAGTGCTGTTAAACAGATAAACAGCACCTTGAAGTCTGCCTCTAGCGGGGCAAGGGCTGCGGGCGTAAATATAGGCGCAGGACTGGCTGCAGGCATGAGGTCTCAGCTCGGCGCGGTTAGGTCTGCGGCCGCACAATTAGCCGCAGCGGCAGAAGCGGCCATAAGGGCAAAAGCGAAAATCCATAGTCCGTCGAAGGTAACAGAAAAGCTTGGTGCATACTGGAATGCGGGCTGGATAAATAAGCTCAAGGATGGCGTTTCTGAAGCCCGAAAATGGTCTGAAAGACTGGTAAGCATACCGCAGATCAAACAGCCAGAGTTTGCGATGTCGTATGCGGGTTATTCCGGAGCGGCAAGCGACGATTATTACTATGGCGGCGGTGGAACGTACGTCATAGAGGTACCTGTGAACATCGACGGCAGAGAGGTATCCAGAGTGACAGCACCGTATATGCAGTCTGACCTGAACAGGCTGGAGACCAGAGAGAGCAGGAAAAGGGGTGTCAGATAGTGGCGACATATCAATTTAGAGATGTAAACGAGAATATAACGGCAGTCCCGATTCCTGCAGAAGCCATGCAGATAAACGGGGCGTATCTGGAAACGGAGATTACGGGATACCGCACTCTCTACGTTAAGGGCAGAGAGGCTCTGTCTCCTGAGCTGGAGATCCTAGAAATCGGCACCAGGGACGGGTCCATAAGAAAAAGCAAGCGGTATCCGGCGAGAATAATAACCGTCGGGTATCAGCTTATGGCCGCAGACGATGCAGCGTTCCGGGAATCGTATAACAAGCTGGGGAACATCTTGAACGTTGATGATGCCGAGATTATATTCAATGACGAACAGGATAAGTTTTTCATCGGCACGCCAACGCTGATCGATGAAGTTGACCCGGGATCAAATTCCATAACGGGTGAGATAGAAATAACCTGTCTGGATCCGTTGAAGTATTCGGTAGTCGAATACGAGGTCGAGGCATCGCCTGACGATCCTGGTACGATCCTGATTGACTACGGCGGTACGTACAAATCGTTTCCGACGCTGGAAGCTGATTTTTACGATGAAGTTGAAACGGATGGCGAAACGACCACGGAGTTGACAGGA